TTACCAGACTTGAGGGGTTGGACATCAGACTCGGTGATATGTGCGAGGTAGGTGCCAGCAGGCACAGGGCCAGAGGATGCTTGGGGTGCGACTTGCGAAGCGTCAAAGTTAAATTGAGCCATTGTTTTCTTTCAAAGTTAAGGTTACGGACTGAAGATCAAGACTGCGCTGCGGTCAGCGCTGCTTGGAATGCCGTCCAGTCAAGCGGCATATTGGTCAGGCCAAAGCGGTTACCACCGCAATGGGCTGGGTGTGGTTCAACGTGCAAGATGCGCTCCCCAGTGGTGGTGGCCTTGGTTTCTTTGTTGCCAAAGCCAGCATCTGTCTTGCTGGTGAAAATGCGGTAGCCTGCGTAGCCAATGACATCGGCCCACTCTTGGATCAACGCACCAGCTCGGTCATGGAGCTTTAAGACATGGCTATCAAAACCCTCGGTCAGCGGGTCTTCAATGCGCTTGATCTTGTCGTGGGCAATCAAAATAATGCCCATGCCCTTGGTGGAGCGCAGCACCTCAAGGCCAGACAACAAGTTGCGCCATTCCTCGGCAGCGGCCACGTAGCCTTTGCCAAAGCCTGGTTGCTCAATGTTCTTCCAGTTGTTGGCCTTGCACACATGGTCTTGCACCAGTGGCTCAAGCCAATCTAGCGAGTCAATGAACAATGTCTGAAAGTCATGGGGCTGGTTGATCAGCGTGTCTACGGCAGCGTAAACCTCGGTCAGACTACTAGCTAATGGGAACGCATTGGCGTCCACGGCATCAGCACCGTCTTCAGTCAAGATGCCAATGGCATTAGGTGCCATAGCGGCAAAGGTGGTCTTGCCAATCTTGCCTTGACCGACAATGACAATTTTTGGGCTACGCACACGGCGCGTCTTAGAGATAGATTTCAAATCAAACATTTCAGTCTTTCAGTTCAATGGTGGGTTTTGCAGGTTTGCTTGTGATGTACTCGGCAGCTTGTGTATAGGCTGCTGAATCCAAATCTTTCAGGGCACGCAGGTGGGTCAGATCCACCTCGGCTTTCCAGCGGAACGCGCCTTGGGCGTTCTTGCCCAACGTGTCCCAGTTGGCTTGCACTTTGGCCGTGTCAACCGTGCGGTTGATCTTCCAAGTAATCTTGACTTCTTCGTCAGTGTGTGTGCCCTCGCCACCATCTGGCTTGGTGAACTGCTTTTCAATCAGTTCCTCGAGGCGCAGGCGCTCGGCCTTGGCGGTTGCTTCAGCCAGCTTGGCTTTACGAAGCGCGGCGGTCAGTTCAGTAATCATCGCGGTCATCCTTGATTTGTTGCATTGCGGCGTCTTCAATCTCCTCGACCACGCTGTCGCACAACATGTGTGCGATGTTCTCGCCACGGTGGTAAACGCTTTCGAGGGTGAGACTTTCGGGGTGTGGAGGCTCAACAGATGAGCCACGTTCTGCTGCCTCGTACTCCAAGTGGCAAGTCAGGTCTACGCCGTTGGCGCTGTACTCGTACACCATGACACCACGGGGGGCGTTGGGTGCTTTAGTCTGTGCTTCAAAGCACAGGTCAGCAAAGCGGGCCAGTTCGTTGACGGTGAATACGGCAACGGCCAGTTCGTCTTTGGCAGCTTGCTGGGCCAGACGGATGATGGTGGTGTCGTCCATCATGCTGACCTCCGGCATTGCGTTGTGCAAGATGGAGATTGTTTAGACTGGCACACACCAAGGATCTGGCAGCGTGTCAGTGGCTTGGACTTGATCCAGATGGTCTTCATGCCGACCACCCATAAAACAGAGCAGCGGCCAAGCCAATGCCGATGACAAGTGCGGTGATCAGGTCCAGCGCGGCCTCTGCACGGGCGTGCAGTTTGGCGGCCTTGACTTGGTAGTGCTGGTGATATTTGTGGTGTTTCATGTTTTGCTTTGCTAAGGGCCGAAGCCCCGTGGGTTTAGTTGTAAGACAAACCCTGAAATTCAAAAGAATCAGCAAGTTCTGGCGCAGCAGACTTGCGAATGTTGATTGAAACGCAAGCAAAGCCATAACGCTCTGCAAGGTATTGTTTGCCATCTGGCGTGTTGGCAACCACTGTGATTTCAGTGGAGTTAAAGTCTGCGGGAGAGAAAGTGAAATCGGTCATAAGACCTCCTAAGTTATGGCCTTGCGGCGTGATGGTCAGTGAACTATTTCCCTGCCATGTGATGAATTCTAGCACCACGCTAGATGCGGTCAAGCACTTTGCTAGAATTATTTTCTAGGTGCTTTCCCTAATGCGGTGTTATTCAAGCAGTCTGCTAGACTCCACCACTTATGAACACACAAATCACACCAGACGAGCGCCGACAACTGGCAGAAAAAGTTGGCATCAATGAGCAGTACTTGTACCAGTGCCTGACTGGCCGGCGAGAGATGTCGGCCTCTGAGGCTGTGCGGGTAGAGATGGCCAGTGATGGCCGGCTGACTCGCAAGATGCTGTGTCAAGACACATGGCAGGGCATTTGGCCTGAGTTGGTAGAGCAAGCGTGAGATTCGGCTCTGTCTGTTCTGGCATTGAAGCCGCATCTGTTGCATGGCATCCACTTGGCTGGCAAGCCGCATGGCTGTCCGAGATTGAGCCATTCCCAAGTGCTGTATTGGCTCACCACTACCCTGATGTCCCCAACTTGGGTGACATGACCACACTACCTGAACGCATTCTGTCTGGTGAGGTTGAAGCACCAGACTTGTTTTGTGGCGGCACACCTTGCCAAGCCTTTAGCGTGGCTGGCCTTCGCAACTCCTTGGAGGACGCAAGGGGCAACTTGTCTCTCACTTTTGTAGGTATCGCAAATGCAATTGACCATGTTCGATCTGTTCGACGAGATGATCCGGGAATCATCTTCTGGGAAAACGTCCCCGGAGTTCTCTCAACCAAAGACAACGCCTTCGGCTGCTTTCTTGGCGCACTTGCCGGTGAAGATGAGCCGATTATCCCATCAGGGGAAAAATGGACAAACGCTGGTTGTGTGTATGGTCCCCAAAGAGCAGTCGCGTGGCGAGTCCTCGACGCCCAATATTTCGGAGTGGCCCAACGACGGCGTCGTGTGTTCGTTGTCGCAAGTGCTCGAGACGACTTTGATCCCGCAGCGGTACTTTTTGAGTTCGACGGCGTGCGCCGGGATACTGCGCCGAGCAGAGAAGCGCGGAAAGTCACTCCCACCATCTCTTCAAGCGGCACTGGAGTCAGTCGTGTCGGGTTCAACTGTGAAGATGAATGGTTTATAGAAACGCCAATTTCAGCAAGAATGGTTTCTTTTGGTGAGTATGTGGATGATGGCACTGCAAGCGCGATGAAGGCACGGGACTACAAGGATGCAACTGATTTGGTGGCGCAGCCCATTGCATTTAGCCGCAATGATGATGGTCGTGATGCAACCAACGATTTGTCACCAACCATGCGAGTTGCTGGGCGTGCGGGCGGGATGCTTGGTGTGGCGCAGCCGATCAGCATCCAAGACGTTAGGCCAGTGGAAAAAGCCCAGAACGGCAAAGGCTGGAATGATGATGGCACAGCCTACACGGTGGACACTCATGCAACGCAAGGGGTGGCGCAGCCAATAAACTTTGGGGCGCAAATGTCTGTGCCTCAAGTTGACTTTGATTTGTGCCAAACGCTTCAGGCAAAGAATCCAATGGCTGTGGCGCAGCCAATCGCTTTTCAGCAGACAGCCGATTGCCTAACAGCCGCATATGGAACCAAGTGGAACGGCAACGCTAGTGCAACCAATGGCAGTCTGTTTGCGGCGCAGCCATACATTGGTGGCGTGGACTATGAGAACAATGGGCATACGATGGAGCAGCCAACAGGTCCATTGCTGAAGGGATCGCCAACAGGCGGTGGTCGCCCTTTGCCAGCGATTGCAACAGCAATGATGGTGCGGCGGCTGACACCCACAGAGTGCGAGAGGTTGCAAGGGTTCCCTGATGGGTATACCAACATTCCTTGGCGCAAGAAACTAGAAGCGCCAGATGGGCCTCGCTACAAGGCGCTGGGCAACTCATGGGCTGTGCCAGTGGTTGCTTGGATTGGAAAAAGAATTCAACAGGAACTAAACAAATGACATCCCTATCAACCATCTTCCCCAACGGCTTTGCGGCAGCTACCGAGAGCCAAGACCTGATCAACCCTGAGGGAGCTTTTCGGACTCACTGTGAGGCTAATGGGTTGCTGATCAAAGACCTGATCCCTGATGGTGAGATCCATCGTGTGGCACATGTGTCGTCCAAGAAGGGTGCCTTAGATGGTTGGTACATCTTGCATGTCGGTGGCAAGGTGCCAGTGGGCATTGCCGGGTGCTGGAAGGAGCCTACGTTTGAGAGCAAATGGGTGGCTGACATTGGGCGAGTCATGTCGTTTACCGAGAGGTTTGAGCATGATAAGTGGGTTAGTGAGCTGAAGGCCAAGAAAGATGCTGAGAGATTGGCATCACAGGCAGTGGCTGCTGAGAGGGCAGAAGATGAGGTCGGGACATATGCTGATGCTAGCGATGATCACCCCTACCTGGTGAGGAAGCACATTGGCGCTCATGGCATCAAGATTGACAGGGCCGGCAGGTTGGTGGTGCCAGTCATTGATCAGGCCGGGGAGATTCTGTCGTACCAGACCATTGATTCGGACGGCAACAAACGGTTTTTAAAGGGTGGCAAGATTGAGGGCGGGTTTTATGAGCTGCGGGGCAATCGCAAGATTGTGTTTGTGGGTGAGGGGTTTGCCACTTGCGCGTCGATCTTTGAAGCAACGGGCTACACCGTCATGGTGGCGTTTGATTGTGGCAACTTAGCCAAGGTAGCCAAGGCAGCCAAAGAGATGTTTCCAGGCTCCAAGATTGTGATCGGCGCTGACAATGACCAGTTCACCGAGGGCAACCCTGGTGTGACCAAGGGCCGTGCTGCGGCTGCGCTGGTGTTTGGCGAGATTGTGTACCCATCATTCGGGGATGCTGACATGGTGGACCACAAGCCAACAGACTGGAATGATTTGCACTGCCTGCAAGGACTGGATGCCGTGAAAGAACAAATTGAGCGCGTGGCAGGTCCAGTGCGGGACAAGTTGGCGTTTGAGTTCTCTCGGGCTGACTCACTAGTGCTATCAGAAATCCGGTGGATCGTGGATGACTACATTGAGGCTGACTCGCTGGCGCAGGTATTCGGCGATCCAGGTGGCGGCAAGTCATTTGTCAGTATTGACTTGGCTTGCTGCGTAGCAACCGGCAAGGACTGGCACGGCCATCAGGTACAGCAGGGGGCAGTGTTCTACATCGCCGGCGAAGGGCACAACGGATTGGCCCGGCGGTTCAAGGGCTGGGAGCTGGGCAACGGCATGACACTAGAAGGCGCACCGTTGTTTAAGAGCCACAGGGCAGCGCAGTTGTATGACGCGACAGAGGCGGCGATGGTTGCTGATGCCATTAAAACCTTGTCTGCTGAGTGTGGCCATATCCCGTCCATGATTGTGATCGACACATTGGCGCGGAATATGGGCGGCGATGAGAACTCAACTCAGGACATGAACAGCTTTATTCAGCACTTGGACACCTACCTGCGGCAAGACTACAAATGCTGCGTTCTGGTGGTTCATCATAGCGGGGCGATGGACAAGGACAGAAGCAGGGGCAGCACAGCGCTCAAGGGGGCGCTGGATGCAGAGTATAAGTGCCAGTTGGATTCGGGCACCAAGACCATCCAGTTTGAGAGCAAGAAGATGAAGGACGCTGAAATGCCAGCGGCCAAGAACTTCCAGATCACCCAAGTGGATCTGCCAATCCTTGACAAGCATGGCAACGCAGTCAAGGGTGCTTACTTGACCAGTGTGGACATTAGCGGGCTAGTGAGCAGCGTTCAAAAGCGCACCATACTGCCAGGCAACCAGTTGGTTGCACTGAACTGTTTGGTGGCTATTGAAGCTAAGAAAAAGGCAGATGGTTTGGACGGTATGGATGTGTCTGCCAACTACGATGAATGGAGAGAATCTGCCAAAAGCCACGGATTGAACGCCAGACGGTTTAAGGAATCGGTGGAGGGTTTAACCAAAAAAGACATGGTTAGTCTGCGCCATGAGGTGTACCGATCTGTACCGAAGGCATCAAATTTGGAGTTAGTTTAAGCAATGACCATGCCAGAAACAGCCAGAATTGATGTACCGATGTACCGAAACGGCAATTATTTTGAGGGCAAAATGTACCGTACCGTACCGATGTGTACCGATTTCGGTACGTTCGGTACAGTCAAATCGTACCGAAACCATGTACCGATGTACCGAAACGTACCGAAACGTACCGATGCCCGACTTGCCCGTTGTACCGAAACGTACCGAAGGGGTATATATACCCCTTCGGTTCGGTACACAAAGTCGGGTCAAATCGTCGGTACACGGGTTTTAGGATTTTGAAGGGTTAGGATGATTGAAGTTGAGATGGACATGAAAGTGGTCAGCATGGCGAACATGAGGATGCACTGGGCAGTTAAGGCGAAACTGGTGAAGAGTCAGCGTACAAAGGCGTTTAACGCGCTGGCAAGTGTTGCGGCACCTCCGGCCCCACCTTGCACGATTGTGCTCACCAGAGTGGCTCCACGGGCTTTGGATGGGGATAATTTGCAGTCTGGGTTTAAGGCAGTCAGGGATGGGGTGGCTGACTGGCTTGGGGTTGATGATGGAAGTCGGCTGGTGGAGTGGGAGTACAGGCAGAGAGCTGGTGGGGTTAAGCAATACAGTGTTGAGATTGAAGTGATAGCATGAGGGTGCGGGATTTAGCAGTTGCCGCATATTCGGGGAAAGCGCCAGATCGGTGTGAGTACCCTTCTTTTTTAGGAGCTTACAAGTGACTCAGAACTTGGCGTCAGAAATGACAGTGACAAAAAAAGGGCCAGGTCGAAATCCAGTGTTTCCGATTGAACACCCATGCTGGCAGGAAATCTGCAAACAGATTTCGACTGGCAAAAGCCTGACCACTACGCTCAAGGCTGAAGGAATGCCAAGCCTCCAGTGCGCGATGGTGATGATTCGGAACAATCCAGAGTTTCGGGCCATGTACGACAAGGCGACCGAAAACAGAGCAGATCGATTGGCTGAAGAGATCATTGAGTTGTCGGACGCAGAGATGCCAGCACACTTGGAAGGACCAATGGCATCCGCTTGGGTTCAACAAAAACGTATGCAAGTGGACGCACGCAAGTGGGTTGCCTCAAAGCTGTACGCCAAACGCTATGGCGACCGCATTGACGTTGCCGTGACCGATACACGTATCAGCGTGATGGATGCGTTAAAAGAGGCCAAGCAGCGTGTCTTGAAAGACGATAGTAATGTCGTTGATGTTGAGTCAAAAGCTGTTGATTCGTGACATTTATGATGGTAATTAGGTGGGGTTTGGGCGCATTACGCCAAAAAAGTTTAACAATACGCGCCCGCGCCCAACCAGTCACGCATCAGGGTTAACCCTGACGTAAACGTGCGTCCACTTCACACAACGTCCATTATGTTAAGTCGATGCCGAGTTATCCACAGATTTACTAATGCTTGCGGGTTACAAACCAAGTTATCCACAGGCAACTGTGGACAACTGTGCAAAAAACCCTGTGGACAACGCGCCCGCCGCCTTCCAGCGGCTGGCCGGGGGGGGGTAGGGCCGGCGGGGAAGGGTCGCGGTCACGGTACCCCCGCGAACATTTTTATTTTTATTTCCCGCGAAATGAATTAACATCGCCCCATGCCTATTTACAGAAACGCCCTAGCACAGCGCCCGGCAAACATGCTGGCGTATGAAGACACACTGAGTGCAACGCCACGCAACCCGTATTTGGGTGCGTTGGCTGACTTGGTGGCGCAGGGTTATGCGCCGCAGCGCACGCAGCAGATGCAAGGTATTGCGAGGTTTCTCAGTGCCCCGGCGATCAGCCAGACACTGGATCGCCTGTCTTATGGTGAGCCACTGACCACTGGCGCTGGCATGACTACCCGCATCAGGCCAGAGGCCATCGAAGCTGGCATGGCCGTAGCACCACTGGCCCAGCCGGCCACGATGGCGACACTGCAAGCAGCGAGAGCTGCAAGGCAGGCAGCGCTGGCAACAAGGGGCTTGCCTGTTGGCATGGGCACCGAGGCCGTTGGTGGGATGGGTTTCTTGCGACCCCAAGCACCGCAAGAGGAAGCCTTGCGTCTGGCTCAACAGCGTGCCGAGCAGATGGGGCAGTCAGCCAATCCAGCGACAAGGATGTTGCAACAAGGGTTTGAGCCTGACTGGTATCACGGCACAACTGGCGACATTACCAATTTCCGATCTGATTTGCTGGGTGAAACTACTGGTGCGGCAAGTGCCAAAAAAGGCTTTTTCTTTGCCCGTGATCCGCAAAACCCTCCGGCGTCAATGTTAAAAAAATCAAATGATCCGGCTGCTGAAGAGATGTTGAGGAAGTTGGGCATTCCAGAGGAAAAGATTGCTCAACTGAATACTGTGTCAATGGCTGGACATGGTGCAGAAACGGCATCTGGTTATGCACAGATTGGCGGTTCAAGAGAATACAAAAACGCTATGCGTAAAGCGCAATCGGCTGAGAAGCGTGGCAAATGGGATGAGTACGAAAATCAGATGGGTTTGGCGGAAGACATTGCTATTCGTGACCAGCAGAACTTGCAAAGCATAACTGCGAAGTATGGCGATGTAAGAGATGAAATGCTGGCTGGCATCAATAATGCAATTTTTTCAAAGCAATTGCCGCAACAAGAAGCAGAGTTGCTTGATGCAAAAGTCAAACAATTAATGCCATATGGTTGGTACAACTCATACAGCAATGCCCAACTAGATGGTTTGCAAAAAGAGTTGGTTAATCTGGTTGGCAAAGATTCTGCAAAAGACGCAATTGACAAGATAAAGAAATTTCAATCTGTCAAAAACGAACGGACGTTGCTTGAGCACACCCAAGAGGGTGGCAACGTGATGCCTGTGGCATTGCGATACAAGAATCCGATGGTGCATGATTTTGCTGGTAATCCTTACCGCGATCAAACGTATTCTGATTTAATGGATCAGGCAATTTATGGTGGGCACGATGCGTTGCTTTTGAAGAATACGTTTGATCCTGGTGGATCAGCATCAAAGCTAGTTGACGTTGGTGTTGTGTTTAACCCAGATCAAATTCGCTCCCGATTTGCCGCATTTGATCCGCTGCGAAAAACAGCAGCTACTGCTGCCGCCGCAGGCGTTGCAGCCCCCGATCTTTTGGCGGCAGAGCAAGCCCAGCAAGACGCATACACTCAAAACGAGATGCGTAAATTTATGCGCCAAAGTCGCCAAAACAAATAAATGCAAACCACCATCTACAAGCCTGAAGACGAACAAGAGTTAATGGCAACGCTGTGGACGCCGGCGATTGCTGACGATCCAGAGGCTTTTGTTTTGTTTGCTTTCCCTTGGGGCCGAGAGAACACGCCGCTGGCGAACTTCAAAGGTCCACGCAAGTGGCAGAGGGAAGTCTTGCGAGAGATCGCCGAGCACATCAAGCGCCAAAATGGTTTGGTTGACTTTGAAACCCTGCGCCATGCCGTGTCTTCTGGCCGTGGTATCGGCAAGTCTGCGCTTGTGTCATGGCTGACCATCTGGATGCTGTCTACCCGCATAGGCTCGACCACCATCATCTCTGCCAACAGCGAGGCCCAGCTTCGTGCCGTGACATGGGCTGAGATTACCAAGTGGCTGGCAATGAGTATCAATAGCCACTGGTTTGAAGTTGCTGCGACCAAGATCACCCCTGCCAACTGGCTCACTGAGTTGGTTGAGAAAGACCTCAAAAAGGGCACCCGTTACTGGGCTGTTGAGGGCCGTCTGTGGTCAGCAGAAAATCCAGACGCCTACGCTGGAGTTCACAACTACGATGGTGTGATGGTGATCTTTGATGAAGCCAGTGGTATTGATGATGCCATCTGGGCTGTGACTGCTGGTTTCTTTACGGAGAACACGCCAAGCCGCCTTTGGTTGGCTTTTTCCAACCCCCGGCGAAACACTGGGTACTTCTACGAAACCTTCCACAGCAAGAGGGATTTTTGGACATCCAAGGTGGTGGACGCCCGCACGGTGGAGGGCACGGACAAGGCTGTGTACCAGAACATCATTGATGAGTATGGGCCGGACTCGAGCCAATCTCATGTGGAGGTTTACGGCCAGTTCCCCAATGCTGGGGATGACCAGTTTATTCCATCGAACATTGTGGATGAGGCGATGGACAGGGCCAAGTACAAGGACCAGACCGCGCCAATCATCATTGGAGTTGACCCCGCAAGGTTTGGCGCTGATGCCACTGTGATTGCTGTGCGACAGGGCAGGGACATAGTACGCATTGACCGGCACCGAGGTGATGACACCATGACGGTGGTGGGCCACATTATTGAGGCCATTGAAGAGTTCAAGCCCACTTTGGTGGTTATTGATGAGGGAGGTCTTGGAGCTGGCATTGTTGACCGCCTCAAAGAGCAGAGGTACAAGATCAAGGGTGTCAACTTTGGCAACAAGTCTAGCAACCCCATCATGTATGGCAACAAAAGAGCCGAGATGTGGGGCAAGATGAAGGAGTGGCTGAGATCTGCCAGTATCCCTAAGGACAGGTTCTTGAAAACGGATCTTGTCTCGCCTATGATCAAGCCTGACTCAAGAGGCACGATCTTTTTGGAGTCCAAGAAAGACATGAAGGCCAGAGGTCTTGCGTCACCAGATGCGGCAGACGCTATCTGCGTGACCTTTGCTTTCCCTGTGGCTCACCGTGAGTACAATAAACCCGAGCGCCGCATCTCTCAAGAACGTGGCATGGTGTCAACTGGTTGGATGGGAGCCTGACATGGCAACAAAGAAAAGCGTTTCCCTTTCAGTCGGGCGTGGCGAGAAGCTGCCCGTGTCCAAGGGCGCGGGACTGACCGAGAAGGGCCGCGAGAAGTACAACCGGGAAACTGGCAGCAACCTCAAAGCACCTGCCCCGAACCCTAAGACCAAAGCAGATCAGGGGCGCAAAGATTCGTTCTGTGCGCGAATGGGTGCCGTTGCGGCTAACGCCAAAGACGGCGAACGCGCCAAAGCGGCGCTCAAACGATGGAAGTGCTAATCATGGCTACAAAACCTGGTCTTTACAGTAACATCAACGCCAAACGTGAGCGCATCGCCGCTGGCTCTGGCGAGAAGATGCGTAAACCCGGCGCTGCTGGCGCGCCCACGGCCAAGGACTTCAAAGAGTCGGCCAAGACGGCAAAGCCTGCCAAGAAGGGGAAGTAATGCCGCTGGTTAAACCTAAGTCACCCGAGGCGTTCCGCAAGAACGTCAAAGCCGAAGTAGCAGCAGGCAAACCAGTCAAGCAAGCCGTGGCGATTGCGTACTCGGTTAAACGCGCTGTACAATCCAAGCCAGCACCGAAAGGTAAAAATGGCTGACCCAACTGGTATGGTTGCTGCTGCCGCTGTGGCGAACGGTGGCAAACCCAAGAAAAGCGAGTCAGATATTCTGGCACTCGCCCGATCCCGCCTTGACCTGGCGGTTTCGGCGCTTTCCGAATCACGGGAAGA